ATACTTTCCTATTGTATTTTCTAAGTATCTCTTAAAGCTTTTCCAGTAATAATACTAAAAGTATTGCTTATGCCTGATAATGCTTTCGGCATTTTAGAAGCAAAATAAGACATAAATACACTACCTAAAGTTTTTAAAATTCCTTCAAATCCGCCAATACCATCTATTGCTCCATTAATTCCTTCTAATAATTTAGCAAAAATATCATTAATCTTAATAAAAAATTCTTCATCAATTAAACTATCATAAATACCTTCAGCAGAAGCTCTAACTCTCTTTAAAGATGCTTCCCAGCTTTCTTCATAAATAGCTGATTGTTCAGTTAAAGTTCCTTCAGAACCTTTTGCTACATTTACATTCTATTTAAAGAAATCCCAGTTATTCATAAGAGATACAAGCTGATTGTACTGTCTTACGCCAGCAACAGTTTGCGCGAGCGCAGCTTGCTAGTCTCTACTAAGTAATGACCATTTAGCGCCCATCTCATCAAGGATATCATCCATATCTTTTAATTGTTGATTCTAATCAAAAATAGAAATACCAACAGAAGCAAGAGCCTATGAGTATTTATTTAAAGATGTACCATCTTCTAATGTATCACCAAGTTTTAAACCCTAAATACGTGCGAAAATCGTTTTAAATGCAGTACCTACTACATCGGCACTTTGACGAGTGACATCTGTTACGGTCGTAAGCGCGGAAGCCGCATACTCATAACTTAAACCAATCATTTCAGAAATTGAAGCAAACTTTTCAATACCTTCAGCGATTTCATCAGTACTAGAAGCAGTTGCCGCACCTAACGCAGTCATAACATCAGCATAATATTCCAATGGCTTGGTACCATTATCAAAGTTATTCCAAACCGCAGTTAATTGGTCAGATATCTTTGTAACATTTTCACCAGTAGCATTAGCCATTTTAATTGTTGTGTTTGTGCGCTCTTCAACCTAATCTTCCGCAAGACCTTGCTGATAGAAGATTAATGCCGCATCTGTATAGTTAGTAGTAGTTGTACTTAAAGCTTTTGCCGCATCATTTGCTCTTAACGCAAATTTAGCCATTTCATCTGTAGTCTAACCAGTAACAATTCTAATGTTTGTTAATGATTCATTTAAATCTTGCGCATAACCATAAGCAGTCTAAATGGCTCCCTACAGTCCGTGCATAATATTAGAACTCAATTGCCAACGTCCGACTTTAATTAATTCATCTAAAAAATTCTTTAAATGATTATTTAAACGCACTGTTGGCACTTCAGCCATAGCAATATTTTCAGCAAGTTTTAAAAATGCCTACTCACCTTCTACGCCAAGTTTAGATAAATTTTTCTAAAAATATGTTAAATCCTATCCAGCAGAGGATAAACTTTTTGAAAATTTTGATAAATCTAATTTACCAGTATTTACATTTACAGCTTTAGACAAATGTTTTTCTAATTCTTGCGCTGATTTCGTAGCATCTTTTAAATCCTAATCATCTAATAAAGATGGAGGATTTGACGCAATTTTTTTCAAAGAATTAGCCAACTCATTCATTTTCTATTCGGCTTGACTTGTATCAGCTTTTATACCTAATGTAAAATCAAATCTCTATTGAGCCATAATATATAATTACTCCTTTCACTCTTTTCGTTCAAAATAAAAAATCGGATGTGAGAACAATCTCTCACATCCGATTATTCCTATTTCTTTTTAAAAAAATAGGTTATATTATTAGCCTAATTTGGTTAATACAGACTTAAGTAACTCCATGTTCTGCGGGTCTGCCAACTTCTTCTGTATTTCAGTAGCATTAAAATCTAAATTTGAATAATCAGTAGAAATTGTCTCAAGAATACCAAGCACAGAATTACGATATGTATAAACTGAATCTACTGACCGATTAATTGCGTTGCGCAATTCCATAATCTCTTCTATTGGAATAGCATTACACACCTTGAAAATAATACCATTTCCTTTAAGTAAATCATATAACTTTTCAATATCTTCTTTCTGTTTATCAGTAAAAGTAAGATTAGTATATTTCTCAACAATTTCCAATTCAGTATACATATCTACTTTAACAGGATTCATATAATTATGTTCATCAATTGAATTATTAATTACATTCGTAATTAATTCTAACTTATCATTAATAGGTAAATAATTTTTAATTTCTACATCGTATTCATCAATCTAAATAACAGTAGTTTCTTGATTGGCTTTTAAACCAAGTTTTGAAAATGCTAATTTTGCCATATTATTTTCTCCTTTAACTCTTTTTTATTATTATACCAAAAATTTTTTATTTTGTCAAGCTTTTGCTTGTTAAATTCAATTGAATATTTGTCACTATATTTTTGCTATATTTTTTTGTTAATAAAATCTTATTAATGATTTCATGAGTAGAATGAATAATTACTTTCTATTTTATATTATCAACAACAACTATATAGCGAGCACCTTTAAGCATACTATTTAAATCTGATTGTAATGTGGTTCCCATACCAGTTAATGCATATACTGAAATAATATGATTAATATGTAAAGTTATATATGGATTATGTACAAAATCATCATTATTATCTTTATAATATCTAACAAATAAATTTTTAATTTCTGATTGCGGAATTTTACCACGAGCATAATTGATAAAAGCTGAATATGCTTTTAAAATATTTACTTCCTCTAAATCAATATTTTTTAAATCATTTTTGGATTTAATTGTTGCACTAGAAAATACTGAATATACAGCTTGTAAATCACCCTATAATTTTTCATCTTCAACTCCAAACTAAATTGTTGCATTTGGATTGTTAGACCTTGTATCTATTTTTACATCTCTATAAGCAAAACGTAATTTTCTATTTTCTTTAATTAAATTTGATTCATTAACCAAATTTTTGAATGAGTTATCTAATTCATTAGCACCCTCTTGAACAAGATATTTTGCTAATGAAGATAACCAAACAGTAGCCTAATCATTTCCACTATGTTGAATTTTTTCACCATTTACAATAAAATTATTTATAAGTTTTACAAACATTTGTTCAGTTGTAATACCTCTTTGATTGTAGAAATCACCCAAAAAGGTTTCATTATAATTTGCAAGATTTTGTTGAATATTTTGACTTGTTGAAGAGCTTTGCTTAAAAAAATTAACTACATCTAAAATTATAGGATTTTCTAATAACTGATTTCTTACTGCATCACTAAGATAAAGTTTATTCTTCATAGATTTATTAAATAAAAGCCAAGTTAAAAAATCAGAAGCCCTCTAAGCTATAGTCTCATCCCCTTTATTACCTATATGAGATAATAACTTATGTATTTCATCAACGGTGTTAGCAAGTTTTGCTCCTTCACTAGTTTCCTTTAATTTGTTTAATAAATTATCTGATGAATTGAATTTCATTCCTTAAACCTCCTTTTAAATAAAAATAAGGGAAGAGATATTTCTATCTCTTCCCTTATTTTATTCATTTTCACTTTTAACTTCTTCTTCTATTTCTTCCAAAATCTTCTTCGCCTTTTCAGCTACTGGTAACTGTTCAGCTACTTCAATATGATTTTGTTTTTCTTTACGTCTGCGTTCAGGCTTTTTCTCCACTTTAGGCTGAGCCTCAGGCTGCTTGGGAGAAGCCACTGGCGCAAGCTTGGTAGCTCTACTAGAATGGATAATCATTTAAATTAGCCTAAAATAGCATCGTGAGCAGGGTCATGAATAGTTCTGCTACGATATACTTCCTCATTCTGAGTCTCGTTGATAATCTGGATAGCAGCCAAAACTTTCTTGGTCTTATCAAAACGAGTGTAATCCGGGAATGCGTCCATAGTAAATGTAAATGTAGATGGGTCACCGGAACTAGCCATAGTAAAGGTAAAGTTAGACTGAATCTTACAGTTAGGAATAATAAACTCAGCAGGCATATCTACACCATTAGTATCACGGAATAAAGTAGAAGCCTCAAGATAATAGTTACCACCGAACTTATCAGGAGTAATTTCAATTTGCTGAGCACCCTTACCCTTTTCAGTATAATAGTCAACCATTACAACTGCGCCATCGTAGAAACCACGAATCTTTTCAGTATAACCACTATCAACATCCTCAGTAGTAACATCAGTAGGATTAGGAGTATAAGCTGGGTCAGCAATATCCTCAATTACAATTGCTCTACCTGCCGCAATAGCTGCTGTGATTTCTGCCTGTTCCTTTTCAGTGACATTAACTGCTTCAAAAGTTCCTTCAGCATCTAAAATAGTTCCAACAAAAGGCTCGGTCTCAATCTCGCCATCTTTCATAACCATTACATAGATACTAGCATCAGGGTCTTTAGAAATTACTTGTTCAGTAATAATTAAAGCATCACCTTCACTGGTAACATATGTCTTGTCAGTCTGCTCTGCTACATGGACTTGAATCTTAACATCTTTAGAACCTTCAATAAGTCCTGCACCAGAAAGAATCATAAATCCAGCAGGAGAAATAAGAGCATCTTCCATTGTGAAAGTAACAGTTCTTTCACCTTCCCATGCTACAAGTCTAGAGTTACCACGACCACCTTGAGCATATACGGTGGTAGCAGCACCTTCCATACTGGAAGTCTTTAAAGTATCAAAATAAATAACAGGCTCACCCTTGTAGAAAACCTTATTACCAATCTTCTGGGGCGCTTTAGCCTTTAGTACGACATCACAAATTTCGCGTACACCGAACTTCATATCTGGGTACCTCCTAAATAAAAAATTAATTTTTTAATGGATATTTTTCATCCAGTTGTCTGGTTTAGAATCAGGCTAAGCTCCTGCTAAACGAGAACGAACATCTATATCCCAATTAATAAATAGTGTATATCTTTCAAGCAAATCATATATTTGAAATATGGTTAATTCCATTAAATCCTATAAACTCATAGAATTTAATCCAACAGTCAAAGTTGAAAGATATTGACTAAATATACTAGCATTAGACTCACCCTTTTGTTCAGCAACTCGTTGCCGACCACGCAGTAATTTATCCGCAATTTCTTGCGCTTTTTTATCTGCGGGATTAAAACCATTCGTATCCATTGGGCCAGTCTTTAAACAACAAATTTCTGAAATAGCATCCTACAAAGGTTCAAAATTTTTTTCATCAATTGTAATTATTTTACCATTATTCTATAGAATTATAGAACGTGGAGTAAAATTAATTTTATAATTTGGAAAAAATAAAGGAACCATTTGCTATACAGAAAATTTTTTATCGGCTGTTTCTTTTTCCGACATTATTGTCATAAATATCTAAAAATTATTGGTATTTTCTAAAAGACCTTTGTCCTATGCGAACATTTTTTTACTTATACAAAAAGTTTGTACTCCTGTAAAAAAATCTTTCTCTCCAATTAAAGCAATTTCTTTAATAAGTGGTTGATGAACGGTAACCTAACATTCGGGAACTGGAATGTCAGTTCCGCACATTAAAGCTAATCGTCTATCCATTATTCATTAAAAATTTTATTAAAATTTTCAATCATCTATTGCTCATTATTGGGGTTAGGCATGAATTTCTTATCTTCTTCTCCATGAATTGCTTGATACATTAAACATAATCCAGCATATTCATCAGTTAAAATAATTTGATTTGCTCCTAAAAATTCTAACTCGCCTATACCAGTTAAATGCTAACCATCAAACATTGAATCAATTTCAGCAGCGATACGATATGGTCTTAACTAAAAATCTTTTAACTGCCACTAATCAAAATGACAAATAATATCAAATTCAACAATATTATCTCTAAATTCTGGATTAGTACCATTAGCAGTAAAATTATCAAAACTCACAATTATATAAGTTAAAACAGAGCCATCAACATATAGTTTAGGAACTAATTTAATATTTTTATTAAAAAGTCCTAATGTCTAATCTTCTGTTAGTTTTGGCTAATTTAAACAATCTTTTGTATTATAATATAAAAGACGTTTCAAATTATCATTTTTAATTAATGTATTTGTAATAATCGCCATATCTTTTTCTGCTGACAAAAAACTTGATTTTGGACAAGTATATGTTTCTAATTTCATAATTAATTCTCCTTTTACTCTAAACAATATTAAAACAAAGATTCAACAACAATTGTTTTAACATAATTTCCATAATTTAAATTAAACTAACCCGAATAAGCACTATCCCATTTTAATTTAATCTATTTTGGATTATCCTCATTTACTTCATAAATAATAGGATATTTTTTATCTATTACCCAATTAAGTTCTGCGGTTCCAGTAAACTAAAACTCATATTCTTTTTTAGGTTTAATAAATGTTTCACCAACAATTGTTTCTTCAATCTCTTCAGTGTTAGGATTCTCTGGTTTAACAATCAAACCTCCAACAACACCATTTTCAATATCATCCTCAGTCTCATTCGCATAATATTCAACCGCATTAATCTCCAATATTCCAGGAGTACTAATCCAGTCAATAGCCTCTACTCTCCAACATACCTACTAAGCATTTTCATCATCACTCTACAAATAAAATTTTGAATATCTTTTAAAATATTCTAAAGTTTCTTTAGTTTGCGGCAATAATAAATTTAATGAATAATTAGGTGTGTCAACACTAATACCATGTTTTTGTATATAATTTATTTTTGTTTCTACTGGACCTCTAATAGCAGCATATGTAGAATGTTCTCCATTTTCATCTGTCCAATTAATTTCATAAGAACATCTTCTAATATCTCCACGGAAATAAGCTAATTCAGTTAAATCTTGTAAATAAATTAACCAATGAGATTTAGTTCCTAACCATTCAAATACATCACCGCATTTAAAATTATATTCAAATCCAATAGAGATGATTTTATCATCATAATCCTGTTTTAATTTATTAGGATTAATCAAAGCACGTACAGGCTTGCGGTTTTCCGCATCTACACGTACTACTTCAGCAGCTTGATATGAATTCCAAACTGCCTAATCTAAAGAACGACGTTTATCTTTTATCATTCTTTCTTGCTATCTATTACCACCGTGTGCCCTCAATCGCATAGACTAGCTTTCAATACCATCAAGCTTAGGGTCTGTTTGCGTGGGGTCATATGGTCTTTTATCATAGCTTCCTAATCTTCCTTGTAATAATCTATAGGAATGTCGTCCACTAAAATCATAACCTGATTCCACGGCTTAACTCCTAAAGTAAACTGATTGATTCAAATACAGTTTTTCTATATAGCTCAAAATTTATATCTTGGACTTTTATTCCTTCTAGCTTACTAAGAAGCTATAAAAAATGCGAGCAAATGAAAATTTCATTTAAACCCGCAATTTCTACTATTACAGTTTCCAATTGTTTTTGCCAGTCTTCATTATTTTCACGCATAGGAATTAATTTCCATAGCTAATTTGTTAATCTTTTTACAGTTTTGTCAATTACTTCTTGTGGCACATAATAGCCATATTTAGTTAATAGCACTCGTATCCCTCAATATAGACCAATTAGATTGATAAATTCCATTTACATTTTTTCTTCGTTTATATAAACGCTACATATGGAGAGAATCTCTACGAGATTCTTCCAATAAATTTAATAATTTTTGTAAATGGTTTGCTTGTGAAGTCATTTTAAAATCTGACCCACTATATTTCATACGAGTATGCTCAATTGAAGTAACTTGACGCTAAACCCAAGCCTGTTTCATCAATATTGCTAAAATATTGATTTCTTCAGAACTTAATTCAGCTGTAAAATAAGACCTATCAACAAGAACTTTTGGAACATCTGGTTTTGATGTATCTGGTATTTCGCCCCAAGTTACATGAAACTATAAATTAGCTGGTAATGAAGCAAATTCATCAAAACTAGGAATCTATGATTTATCAGTATTTGAAATATCTCCCCAAATAGCTCCTAAAATAAAATCATCATCTACGAGCTAATCAGCATCAACAATTTGTAAATTAATTTTATAATCAAATAAATTAATGCGTGGAAATTCAAAACCAGGAATTGCGTCAATTAAGAAATTCTACAAATCCTTAATTGTATCTTCTGGGGTTAATTCCATATACAAATCATCAGTAATTTTTCCAAGAAAGCGATTATAAACACTTCCAAAAAGTGTTGCCATCTCTTCGCCTCCTATCTATTAATTACTCACTTTTACTTTCTTCTGTTTTATTAACGACTTTATAATTTGTAGTTGTTCTACGTCTAGAAGTAGTAGCTGGAGCCGCATCATTTTCCTTATTAGCATTATCAACTTGCTGTTCATTGCGCAAATTTTCAAGAGCTCTGGTCACATCAAAACCAGTCTTTTTCAATAAAGCATCTCTCTTCTGTAAGTCATTCATTGGAAGAGAAATAGCATATTGCTTAATTAAATCAATTACGCCAATAGGGGCATAATCTAAAGCATCAAGGAAAGCGTCAAGTTCACCATTTAAAATCAATTCAGCAACTTGTTCTTCAGACATATAGTACTCAGCTTCTGTATGAACATTTAAATCACTAGTTACTTTTTCATCAGTAATTTGAAGAAAATTCGCAATAAGTGTGCGTCCACCAGGTTGATAAGTTAATTTCTCCAACTCTGTAAACGCAATCTTTTTTGTTTCACCGGGCTGAAATTCACGTCTAACTCCATCTTCTGGAATTTTATAAACAACCATTCCAGCACTTCTATTCTTTACTAAACATATTTTATTATTTGCCATTTTATTTATCTCCTTTATCTCCATTAATAAATATAAGGGAGAAGGGGAACATCCCCATTCTCCCCCATGTTTATTTATATATATTTAATTTTAAATTATTAATTACGCCTTTAAAGAACCATCAAGACGGCCATCATAAGTAGCAACCTTACCGGTTACACCATCAAGATGCCAAGTATCAAGGTCACCAAGAAGAGCAGTATCAACATAGCAGCAAATGTTATTTGCCAACATAGCAACAACGCCAACCTTCTTATAAACCTGAATTTCACGAGAACGGTCCTTATTAACCTATTCATCAACAAGAGTCTGACCTTCAAAAGCAACCTTTACAGGCTTGCTATCAGCGCCAGCAGGAATAATCCATACATAACCTGGGTCAATAACTTTGCGACTATTAGTTTCATCCTCAAAGCCTTGCTCAAGAATAACTACCTTATGTCCCTTATAAGAAGCGAGACGACCAGTATTCCAAAGCTCAGTCTTCATTGCCTCAGTATATCTCCAAGCTTCCTATGGAATCATCTGAACAGCAAATTCATAAGTACAATAAATAGTAGGTGTACCATAAGCATTAGCAATAGTAAGAAGTTTGTCAAAAGCAGCCTCATCAAAGCCAGGAGCAGCAACTCTATTTGCTGGTGGTAACTGATTTACAGAAGCTTTAAGAGCATGCGCGATTTCCTTATAAATAAGTTCATCAATACCCTCCATAACGATGCGAGTAACTTCTGCGAAGTCTACACGACCATCAAGGAACTCCTCAAATCCGATTTGAGCAGCTCCACCGACAGCAGAAGTACGAACTTCAATTACTTCATCGGTATTAGGAGCAAGCTTAAATACTTCATAAATACCATTTAAACCAACACGAGTAATAAACTGCTTAGCACGTTTGCTGGAACCAACCTTGCGGCGAAACGCAGGCTTATCACCTTGAGCAAACTGCTTAACTTCAGCAAACTGCTCATATTTCTGTTCAACCTTCTTAGGAAGAACTTCATCAAGAGTTTCTTCAATTACTGCGAAAATAAGATTTTTATTTTCACGATAGTCAGAATATGAACCAGCAAGTTCATTTAATTCTTGACGCAAAGTTTCATTTAAAGCATCATAGCTAAGAGTCTTATCACCATACGCATAAGCAGTAGGAGCGGAAGGGTCAGCTTTTGCTACCTGCTTCATCAAATCAACTAAATTTTGTCTATCTAAAGCCATTATTCTTCACTCCTTTCTTACGCAATACGCATAATCTTAACGCCTTGCTGTCTATCAGGCATTGTATAAACTTTAACAACCTGCCACTTCATATCGCCTTCGCCAACCTCAAGGATACCCTTAGCACCAGGAGTAAGAATATCACCAACAGCAAGAGTGTCAGCATTTACAGTGTTAGTAGTGAAAATATCACCAACATTAGTCTTAAATACGCGAGGAACCATTGTGGTGCCTTCGGGCATCATAGCTTCCTTATAAGGACCTTCAATATGATAAGGGTCACTAGTGAGATTCATCTCATAAGGGTCAGCAGAAATATGCTTTTCAGTACCATCAGCAGCAGTAATAGTGGTACCATCAGCAGTTACATCATCAAACTTATAAGTCTTATCATTAAGAGTAATGGAGTCATTACCTTCAGCATCAACACCATTATAATAACGAGACTGTTTGTCCCAGACAATATCAGGAGCCTGATTGCCGTCCTTATCAAGACCGTAACCAAATGGGCTATAAACACGAGCCTGATAATTATCTTTTAACATTGCGAATTCGCAATCTGCCTGATTTTCACGATATAACTTAATTTCATTATAAACGAGCATCCATTCGCCAGCACCCTCAAAATTAACTACACCCTTCGCATAGTCATACTTTACAAACTGGCCTTGCTCTAAAATAGCAATATCAGCAGCCGCAGGCAATTGGCCATAAATCTGGCCGGTACGTTGAGCAGAAAGATGGTTAGGTTCAACCTGACCAAAACCAAACTGAACGTATTTTGCCTGGCTAGCATAATTATTCTTGAACCATTTTTCCATTCCAGGTGAATACATTATATATGTCCTCCTTTAAATTTTTATTATTATTTCATATTTTCTGCAACAGACATTGCACGTTTAACCCAAGCAGGAACATTATCATTATTATCATCACTGTTTAGGTCATAAGTTGTAGGTGGTGTTTCAACACCTTTATCATCTTCAAGATTAAAACTAACCTTGTTACGAACACAAATAATAGCAAGCTTTGCTTCAATTTCATCCAAAGAATAAGTATCAATATTGGTAATAACATCAGCTTTATCTTCATCAGAAAGCATATAGAAACTAGCAATCATTGCTTCTTTTTCTTTTTTATCAGCATTAGCTTTAAATTCAGATAATGGTTTAATTTGCGCTTCAAGATTTTCTTTTTCAAGTACAAGAGCATCATAATCACTCTTTAATTGAGCATAAGTATTTTGAAGTTCTACATATTCAGGAATTTCTTCAAGAGAATATTTCTTTTTCTTATCCTCTTCTTCTTCATCCTCGCACTCGCATTCCTTTACAGGTTTGCCGCATTTAGGACATTTTTCTTCCTCTTCATCATCTTTCTTTGCGAAAGTTTCATTATCTTCAGGTGCTTTTTCACCTTCTGAATTATTATCAGAATTGTTTGTTTCATCTTTATCATTTTTGTCCTCTTCTTCAGAAGAATTTTTCTGATTTGAGGCATATTCAGCTTCATAAGCTTCAATATCAGCCAAAGCGAACTGAGGCTGTTCAGATGGAGTATAAGTCTTTGTTACCTCAACAAAAGTGTCTGATGGAACAAATCCATTACTTTCATCCAAAGAGAAATTTAAACGGAAATATTTTAAATCAGCACGATGTTGAAGAATAGTAAACTTTTGACCATTCTCTTCATAAATACCTTCAATACGATATACAGAACAATACTGTCCATCTGGATATGTTTTTTCAAGGTAGCTATAAAGACTGCTCCATAAAGCGTCACCGATTTCTACAGCGTATCTAGTAAACACTTCTTTTCCTCCTTCATTTAATAATTCTTTTATTTCATTCATCATAGAGAAAAGTTGTTCTTTAAAATTATCTCCATATGAGAATGTTAAATCTGGCGCGGTAATATTTGAACCTTCAAAACAAGGTTCATTATCCTCGCCTAACATACAAAGTTTTGAAATAATTGCTTCATTTATAATAAAAAACTAAGGTTTTCCATTACTATCTTTCGTCCAAAAAGCATTTAAATAATCTTCATCTAATTCCATAGAATGATTATTTCCTTCATCAATTGCTCGTTGGCATTCAGGATATTGACCAGTCCACAGCCATCCTTCAGTTACTAAATATTCTCTTTCAGTGGTATCATCATCTAAAAATTTCTGAAACCATACTTTTGCTCCTAAATCAACAAATCCATATGGTCTAGTTGTATCTTTAATTTTAAACTATCCATTTGAAATTTCAATAATTCTATTATGTTCTTCAAAGTCTTCTTTGTGTTCGTTATAATAACCAACAATAGGACTGCCTGGAAGACTATTAGCAATCTATTTAGCAACTTCTTTAGTAATTATACTTTTATTTCTGTTAGGTTCATCACTTACATAACAAACCTTAATCTAACATTTAGAAATTAATGGATTAAAAGGAGTGATATTAATTAATTCAACTCCTGTATCTAATTTAATACTTTTATGTTTCATTATTATCCTCCTTAATTCATTGACTCTTTATTTTGAATTGTCTTTTCACTTTTTTCTGAATCTGCTTTCTCCGGTCGGCCAACCGCATTTCCAGAAGTAGAATTAGAATTGGAACTAGTTGTAGATTTTTTATTACCTAAAACATCTTCACTACTCATAGTTGAACTCATTAGAGGAGGAATCATAATTTCACTTAAATGTAATACTTCATTTTCAAAATGTACTGAATTTAAAATAAAGCTTTGAGAATGACCTAAAGCTATTTGCGGTAACATTTTTGAATATCCAATTTGCGTCTATTCTTTGTATAATTTAGCTAAATCTTTATAATTATATTGAGTGGTTTCTAACATATAAAATTTAAATTTATATTTTTTTCCATTTGAATATTTTTTATCAATAACTTTGTCAAAGAAAATACTAAACTAACATAATAGATTTCTCACTACTGATTCATCATTTAAAATAGATTTTTCCAATGATAAATTTCCATCAGTATTAAATAAATTCTAAGAAATACCTAAAGCATTAAATAATGCTCTTTCTACTTTTTCCAAATCATCGGTTGTTGTAGATGTATTTTTATCAGATAAATCAATTGAATCAACATCAGTAAAAGTTGTTAAAACATCAACACCAACAGCACGTCTTAACATCTATACACCATTATTGTGAATATCTCTTGCTTCATCTACATCAAAAATTAAATCACCATTTTTATCTAATGGAAGTTTTTGAACAATAATTTTTAACAATTTCTACATCTACTTACGACGGTCTAAATCCTAAGCAGCATCTAAATCCAATAAAGCCCCAATAGCATTTACAAATGGAGGAATATCACTACCATTAAAATTAAATTTAACAGCACTATCTGTATCTAATAAATACCATCCACCACTACTATCTCCCTACACTTCAGCGGGTAATTTTCCTTGCTTATAAAGTAAATAACCTTTTTTGAATTCATCGGGAAATAAATTTAATACTTTTAAACGATAATTCATATCTCTAAACGTATCAAAAAATTTCATATTAAATTCAATGGCTGGCATTCCTGCGACGCTATAGCGAGAGCGGCAATATTCAATCGGCAATTGTTGTAGAATAATGCTATCTGAACTTGGAACAAGATATCCATAATAACATCCATTTTTCATAATCTCTAAAGCAATATCTTGACAAATTTTTCTAACATATGAATTATCTAAATAATTCAGCACTTTAGAAAAATCTTTCAATATTTTATCTTCTTTAATACTATCATCAATTACTTCTGGAACAACATACCAGTCATATCTATATAACTAAGCGAAATAATTACAAACTCTTTCATATATACCATTCATATTATAATAGAAATTAGATATATTTCTCAATTCTTCTATATTTCTATCCATAATCATTTTAAAGATATATTTTTTATCTGCGAATTTATGGTTTGGTGGCAAACAAGATTTTAATGAACCTAAATTTAAAACTGCGTCATCTAATTGCTTAACTCCAACTTTTATACGTTTAAAGTCAGTCTCACTATCTATACAAGCATAATCTCTATATCCGCCATCAATGTTAAAACCTTTAGCATGAATTTGTTCATTTCGCGTTAATTCTTTATTATCCAAAATTCCACCTCCTTTACTTAATATCCTGCTAAATGCATTAAATAATCATAAGTAATAAGATGTTCATCTGTATAAGGGATTTCAATTAATTTAAAATCATGTAAAGCACAAAATCTTCTTTTTTGATTATCATTATATTGTTGTTGATAAAGACCTTTTTTACCACCAAATTTTTGACTAGCTTCATAATGCTATTTTCCCTAATATTCAATAATAAAATCAATATTTCCATCATCATCAAAAACAACAAAATCAAATCTCAAAGGACGACCATTTGGACTTTTTAAATCTGGAAAAATATATTCCATTTTAAAATGTAATTCTGCTTCTGTCAAAATTTCTTCTATTTTGATTTCACCACGAGATGCCCGCAATTATCTCCCCCCTTAACTTAAAAACATCCACTCTTTAGCATTAAATTTCTTTTTCTTCTTTTTATTATCTTCTTCTTGTTTAATATAATATAGACCATATTCAAAGGCAGAAAATTTATCTTTTCTAACCCCTCGGTTTACCTATTTAAGTATAATATTAACACCTTCATTTTCTTCACGAAGGTTCATTAATTCCTCTCTTAATATGGAAGTTAAAGTAAATGGTTTTAAATATTCTGCCCTTTCTTCAGGCTTCATATTCTAACCTAATTTTGTTCCCATTAATTTAACTTTTGCCACACGTTCATCTATAAGCATTTTAACTTTTCCAGAAGATAATTGAGAACGCGCATTAGCATGAGCTTCAGTATTTATAGGAGCATTTGCTTTTATTTGATAAACAGCATCTTGTTCGCAATTTACTGTTCTATATTTTTTATAATATCCTTCTTCATCATTATAAACACCAAAATCAGGGAAAGTATCGCCAGTATCTGGGTCAATTTGAGGCTTTACTAAATAATCTAATAAACCAATACCCATACCATTAGCATCAATTATTAATCTACGAGCATTAAATTTATAAAATAATCTTTTTAATTTAATAGCCTAATCTTCAAAATGCGCATCTGATAAAGTAAATAAATTTACTAAAGTTTTTATGGAAGAGCCTTGCGGCTATGGTGTTACCTTAAATACGCATACTACAGTATCACAACCTTTACGACCAACATCCGCAGATAATATATAAAAACTAGATTTGCTTGAGCGCCCTGATGCTTCATATTCAGGCTATTTTAAAATTCTATTTCTATCAAAAACTTCTGAATTAAAGAAAGCATCTTCAACCGAACCAGACCATTTACTTTCATATTCACGGTCAAAAGACATCTCATTAAATGTACCATCCATTTTTAAATCACGGATAAAGTTTTTATCAAGTAATTTAACTAATACTGGAATACGATATGTACCACCAAGTATCATAGATTTTTCTGGTTTAACAATTTGCCATACTAGTAATTGAATGAGCTTATCATAAGGGAATGTATTTTTCCATCCAGCTGTAGTTACATAAATCTATGACTTATTTAACTATTCTTCTGGATGCGTTGAACCATCCATACACATACGAGAAACGTTCATTGTAGGAATAATTACTTCAGAAAGAATAGTACCATCAACACCAACACATTCCTCAATTAAACCACCATGACGACGTTTACCACGAGAGCTTTCTCTCGCTGCGATATTATCAAAATATGAACCATTTGTAAAAACATATTTACAATAATCTTTTCCTTCAAGAGTTTTACCTCTTGTCCAGTCTATTTCATTTTTAAACGCAGGAATAAGAGTACAAATTTCTTGAACTTTTTCTTTAATGATACCAGCAGCTTGTTCCTTACCTCCAGAAGTAACAAACAATTTGCAACGAGGATACAAAATACATTTACACATTAACACCATTACTGATAAGAATGATTTTGAATAGGCGCGAGGAAATACTGCGTACAGATACTGATGTCGCATTGCCGCACGCAAAAATACTCGCTAATAAAAATAAAATTTAAATTCGCCATCTTTTATTTCAGTTCTATTACCTCTAACTAGAAAATCCACAAACATATCAGGATATTCTCTCCAAAAGGCAATGTATTGACGCACTATTGGAATAATAGCATTTACTCTTTCTTCAGATAAACCAATTTTTTTTCTTTGTTCAGATAAATTTAATAAATCCTATAAAGCCATAATTAATTACCCTCATTAGTTAATTGCTTTAAGAAATCCGCGTCAGCTTCTATATCTTCATCTAAAAATTGATTATAATCTTCAAAATCTTCATCTTTTAACTATTCAATTTCATCTAAATCAAGTTCATCTTCAACATCTTCATCTTCTTCTTTTGCTTCTTGCTTAGCCATTTCTTTAACAGCACTTTCAATTAAATTACCTAAATTCATTTCTTCAGTGACTAATGTGCGTGTATATCCTTTTAAATCAGCTAAAGTTTCATCAACTTTATCCATTGGTGTATCTGTATAAAATCTAGGAATAAAACCTTCTTTTTCACATATTTCAACTAGTTCAGCAATAGAGTCAACAAACTCACCAGATTCTGCTTTATTCTAGGCCGCAGTAAATCTACCACTCTTCATTAAGTTATCATAAACTTTACTCATTTTTTGGAATCCTTCTACATCACCAATATCAATTAATTGATTTGCTTTTAATGAGGTTTTACAAATTAATTTTAAAGTATCAATATGACCTGCGGTTTGGATATCATAAGATTCCATCATTTCATTATAAAGTTGTTCTAGTTTAATCCATTCTTCTGGTTTATATGCTTTTCCCCATTTTAATCTTAAATATGTTCTATCTTCTTCTGTTAAATCATCATCAAAGAAAGAGTCATCAGCACCAGACTATTTAGCAAAATAATCTTCAGGTTCTTCTTCCACTTGAGAGCCAATTGCTTTAGGTTCTGGTTCGCGCAATTCTTCCACAGGCATAGTAAAGGTTGATTTATTAATAGCTTCTGCTATTTCAACCGCACTATATCCCTAACGTTTCATTGTTTCTTCAATTTTTTTATTTTTTAAATTTTGTATAAATTCGTTGTCTTTCCAACGATATTCTCTAAATTGTTTTAATTTCATTTTAGATAGATATCTACCTAAAATAGTCATACCTGTAATTTTTTTATTGTCTTTAATATATGATGTCATAAGTTTATCCCATTCTTCTGGAACATATGGGACATCAACTTCTTGTAAAATCCATAGATAAGTGTCTGGATTCCAATTATCTACATGCATTGTAATACATTTTTTACATTGATTTAACTTACCATCATTAGGATATTTTTCTAAATTATTTGAAGTATAAAATTCTTCAGCTGCTAATGTTCTATTACATTTTTCACAATAATAATGGTCAGGCATAAATTATTCTCCTTTCTTTGTTTTAGCATTCCGGCAGCATTTACAAATACTGTAAAAGCCATCTCGGCTTGTTTTATTCTTGCTAAAATATTTATTATGAGCTAATTTAATCTGTCCGCATCTACTACATTTTTTATATTTTCCTTTTTCAACTTCTAAATAATACCAATCTAAAAATTCATCTTCCGCAGTTGACGCAATTAATTTAGGAATTTTATTACGCCATAAACTAGATATATATTCTAGACTATGTTTAATTCCAAATTCTTCTTCTAATTTTATTTGGATATCCGCATTCTAAAGTCCATCAATTTTTAAATCAACTAATCGTTCATATAATGGATATTCTTTTAAAGCCACATTACTCAAATGGTCAAAATCATTCATAAGATACCAAGTATCTCCTTCAAAATAATCCCAACTATCTTGCTTTAATTTTGAATAATTACATAAAATTGCTGAAACAACTTCAGGATTCATTAATGAAATTCCAGAAGGAATAGGATATCCATCATCATCAAATTCGCAAGTTGTATCATCTAATTTAATATAAGATTTTGAGCGAGTAATCTTATTTAATTCAACAGGGCATCTGAACGCATTTTTAATAATATATTGGTCTTTCCGCAATTCAATTAAAGCTTTTTTAATAGTAAAAGCATCTTTTCCTTCGGCGGTTTTTAGTTTTGCCTCCCAGATTTCTATGGCGTCGCGCAATTGGCGCAAATCAGGAATCTCTTCTAAATCTTTTTTTGTTATTGTTACTTTTGGTTGAAAAATCTACTATTTATTATCTGACATTAAATTATATATACCATCTTCGCCATTTTCTAATTGGGAAACAAGACCTTCATAAGAAGTTTCTCTTTTATTTACTGTCGCCATTCGGTTTTCAGTAAGAATTTTCTTTTCTTTTCTTTCTTGTTTCTCCATACAAAGAATTAAATAGTCAGCCAATACTTCTGAATATTTTTCACTGGGGTTTGGGTCCTCGGCTAAAATCTATTCTACTAATTTAACTCTTTCTTCTGGAGTTTGTAAAGAATAATCTAATTTAACCATTTTTTACCTCCAGTTATTTTATACTTATATTGTACCATAAAATTTTTCTTTTGTCAAATTTCATTAAGGCATTTATTGACTTTTTTAAAAATTTTTTATATAATATATATAGAAAATAAAAAAAATTGAGGTGCGCAAATGTTTTTAGATGCTTTATTATTATTGGGAATTGTAACTGCGGGTATGATAATTGTAACAATTATTATTGCTGTTATTGAAAGAAAAGATAGCTCACGCTCATTAAGAGATAGAATGAAAAAATTAATTGTTGAAGAATATAATGATGTTACTTTAGTAACTTCAGTAAATGTTATTAATGAAAAAGCGCAATATAATATAGTTGATACTTCTATGTATGATGACCATAATGTTATTGGAGTTACATTATGTTTACCAAAAGATAGTTTAGTATTAAAAGAAGTTTTGGAAGAAAAGAATTTAAAAGAATATGATTTTGAAGGTGGAGAAGCTATTAACTTACATGCTAATGTTTATAAATTAAAGGATGGTACATTCGTGTGGGAGCTTTAATTATTATTATTGGATGGATGATTTGCTCATTTTTAATGTTTAGTAATTATTTAGATGAAATTATGAAGATTGAAAATGAAGGAGCTAAATGGGCTATTTATGCGGTCTTTATACTGGGCGGCCCCATTTTAGTTTTTAATAATTTGTTAGTATAGATTTTAGATATTTTTATGCCGGAAGGATGGGATGATGATGACAGATTTTAACGAACCTATTGTTATAAGTGGTGTGAGTGCGGCAATACTTATTTATGAAATGGAATTTAATGAGTACGCGCAAGCTAATGGAATTAAAAATCCTTATAGTTATAAAGAGTTTAAAGGTGTTGAAACAGAAACTGAATTATTTGGAAAGAAAGTAAAAGGATGGAAACTTGTAAGGACTAATGAAATTAAACCTCCTCCGGAGGAATATCATTTTTATAATAGTATGCGGGAATTATTTATAGCAACTAAAATTTTTAATGAATGCGGCTGGGATGAATTTGTTGAGTATAGGGATAAATATATGAAAGAAGAAAGCGCAAAGAAATCTGTGGAAGATTGGAGACCTTGTAAAAGTGAAGTAGAAGCGCAATGCGACGCTTGCGGTACGGAAGGATGTTGTGGATGGAGGAATTAAAATGAAAAAACCGAGTGGAATTTTGGGAAGTATGGCAAAAAGTAGAAGACAGAAAGCTACTAATAAAGGTACAAGTTTAATTTATGAGGCTATTTGGGGAGAAAAACCTAAACGTAATAGGAAGAAGAAGGATTGATTTTTCGTGATTTGAAATTACAAAATGACTTTAGGGTTTCTCGTAATTTGAAATTAAAAAATGACTTTAGGGGATTTTTGTCCAGACCAAATCATTTTATCAAATTCAAAAAAAATTTTTCACGAAAACCACCCCCCTCTACTATACAAAACCTATTGTCGGATTTTTCCAGGACTACGCGCAACCCTATAATCGCACCCTGTCATTCCTCGGCTCGCTGGCGGCTGAAGCGAGCCGTTTTTCGCAATTGTAAACAATTTGTAAATTTTTTATGAACAAATTGTGAACAAACTGTTAACAATTTATTTCCTATAATTGTGAACAAATTATGAACAAATTGTAAATAATTTGTTAACATTTAATTGTGAATAAACTATTAACAAACTATGTACAAACCCTCTCGCTCTAATGTAGCGAATACTTTAGTATGGTAAAGTGCTAAAGCGTTAAAGTATTTGCATAGTTCAGCGAATCTCTGCAATTGGATTGACATACATTTGTAGAGCTGCGGCAGCGAGATTGTTAAAAAATTAACATACATTTGTAGAGCTTGGTGGCAGCGAGATTGTTAAAGATTTAACGATGTATTAACGCTTTACCATACTAAAGTGCAAAGTTCTCCCAACTTTGTAAGTTAAGTTTTTAACAATGTTCATAATCTGTTTACAAAAAAAATATAAAAAAATTTTGCGAAACCCCTTGACAAATCCATGAAAGTGTGGTATAATATATACAGAACAGAGGAAAGCCTGAAGCCCAAAAGAAAGGCAGAAAGAGAGATTAAAAAAATGATGATTACAGTAGCAACGAGTGAAGCGTGGTTTAATGAAATTTATGAAAGCGGCAGAGTAGAGATGCGCAACTTCTTCTTCTACGAAGAGAATGGCAGAAAGTACGTAGAGTACGATGTCAATGAAGAGCAGTTCAATGAAGTAAGCGCAGAGCTTGGATGGATGTGAGGGTAAAACCTCACATCTTTTCTTTGTCTGCTGTTGGTAGTCCAGTGGTATGAGTTTGTTAAAGTTTTAACGATGTTCATAAAAAGTTAATAAAAAAATATTGCGAAAACCTATTGACAAATGCACAAAAATGTGGTATAATATATACAGAAAGAAACAAGAGCGCGACAGAGAGCGCACAAAACAAAAACAACCAAAAGAAAGAGGTAACACAAATGGGTATCAACGTAAGCAAGATGAACATTAGAAACAAGATTCAGAATAGAAATGCGGTAATGGCTGAATGGCTTCCCTACTACACCATTATGGCAAGAGCAGGTATCAAGGGCTATAATGGCGATGGTCTGCGCGTGATTGACGTACTGCGCGAGATGGCTGATGAAGGCATCATCAAAGTAGAAGAAAGGAAGTTCACTCTGTACGCTTGTCTCGCGTGAATAGATTAAGCAAGCATCACAAATGCTTGCTTATCTAATGCCTGCGCTTGTTAAAGTTTTAACGATGTTAATAAATCGTTTACAATTAAATTGAAGAAAAACTATTGACAAATCTATTAAAATATGATATAATATATATAGAGAAAGGGAAAAGAAAAAACAAACCCTCTCAAAGAAAGGATACAAAGACAATGAAAATTCTTAAAGCCATCAACGCCATTTTAATCGCCCTTGCTATTTGGGCAGGTGTAAGCTACCTTGACATTATCGCAGACAACAACACGAGCGAACCACAGCACGCAGACTGGAACATGTTCGTAATAGCAATGAATCTGACAGATGGAGAGTAATCTCCATCTTTCTTTTGTCTACTGGATGCGCTTGTTAAAGTTTTAACAATCCGTTCCATACGACAGGTGTAGTGGGGGCCCGAATTCGCGCTTTAGTATGGTAAAGTGATAAATTGTTAAAGTAAGGCACAAACATTTGTTCGGTAGCAGTATCCCGAAATTAGTTCATATTTTGTTTACAAATAAATTTTCAAAAACCTATTGACTTTTCAATCAAAGTATGGTATAATATATATGTCAAGGGGGAAAGGGTTAGTAAACTCCCAAATGCGCAGGTGCTTTTCCCCAAGAAAATTTCTTGAAAAAAGTTTAAAAAACCCCTTGACAAATCTATTAAAATGTGGTATAATATATACAGAGAGAGGGAGAGAGTCAATGAGCCACCCTCCAAAAGAAAGAGAGATAAAACAATGAAAATCATCAACACTATCACCCGAATCACCCTTATTAACAATGCGCTTGACCGCATCCCCTACGACGAAAGATATGATGAAATTTGGGGAAGATTGGTAGATAAGCGTATGGAATTGCGCGATGCCCTTGACAACTGGATGCACGACAAAGAGGTAAGCGCAAGCATCAGAATCCAGCGCAGGCACGCAGTGCGGTTAGCTTGCCGCATAATCGGAACAGAAAAAAGGAAAATCATGAGACGCGGGTACTGCTGAAAAGCAGTACCTTTTGTTTACAAAAAGTTCATAAATAAATTTTCAAAAAACTATTGACAAATACACAAAAATGTGGTATAATATATACAGAAAGAAAACAACACACCTTCCAAAAGAAAGAGGTAAATAAAATGACTGAAAGAGTAAACATCTCCCACCATCTGCGCGCAGACCGCCTTGACCGCGTGGCTTACATCGCCACTACTATTGGATATGGCAACATCGTATTTAAACGCCATTCATCCACCACACCGACAGTATCTTGCTTGACAGACACAGGCGTTCTGATAGTCAAGGACGAAGAAGGCATGATAATCACAATGTACATAGCAGAATATAAGCAGGCTAATTATGTGACTTACAACAATACGCCGCAATGGTTATCAAACGTAATCAAAAAGAATATACAAAAGCGCAGGCACATTTTACAGAACGAAGCAACATTTTAGTTAATTAAAGCGAGAGGGTTCCCGAAAACCCTCTCAAAATTTTTTTAAGAAATTTTCAAAAACCTATTGACAAATGCGTAAAAGTATGGTATAATATATATAGACAAGAGGAAAACCGGAAGCCCAAAAGAACGGTAGAAAGAGGTAAACAAAATGGAAAATCGCATGAGTGAAATTATGGCAAAGGTAGCAGAAGAATTGTCTTATGAATGGAAGTCAAAAATGTATCTTATCGCAAGATGTACAACATTCTTTAGTGATGTTGGTATTGTTAATGATTTCCTGTGGCATTTGGAAAAGCATAACGCAGTTGAAAGAAAAAATGAAGATGGAATTTGTTGTTATAGATTAAAAGCTGTTTTATAAACAGCTTTTTTTCTTAACAAAAAATTCATAAATAAATTTTCAAAAAGGTATTGACAAATACGCAAAAGTGTGGTATAATATATACAGAACAGAGGAACGGACAACCTCAATAAAAACCGTAGAAAGAGAGATAAAAAATGAGAACTGTTACGATTGCATTCCGCTATAAGGATACCGAATACATTATGTCAAGAACTTTTGAAACAGACGAACCGCTCGGGTATAAGCCTTTTGAAATGTTTGATGAAGCAAGTGAGACACTTCACGCAAACATCAAGAGAATGAGCAATAAAAGATTTACGATTACCGGATGGGGCATGTGGGTCGGTTATTGTCCGAGATAAAGAGAGAGGGCGAAAGCCCTCTCTTTCTATTAAAAAAAAAAAAAAAAAAAAAAAAAAAAAAAAAATTTAAAAAACAAAAAAAAAAAAAAAAAAAAAAAAAAAAAAAAAAAAAAAAAAAAAAAAAAAA